GGCCCGCAACAGACTTCAAAGGCCCGCTTCATCGCATCGTCGTCGTACCAGGCGCCCTCGAAGTTTTCGTCATAACCACCGACGAGTTCGTAAGTCTGTCGCGAGATGACATTGATTGCACCACCGTGCACCGCGGCGGTGCGCTGGTTGGCCGAACGCCCGGCAACGATGCCAGCCGGATCGCGTTCATGGGTACGCACCCAGTCGGAGTCCTCCGCGCTGAGCGCGTGATATTCAGTGAACGGCATCACTAAGCCGGGCGTGGTTATTGCCATGTCGATGGCATCACTGACCTGAGCGAAGGGAATCAGCATGTCAGCCTCACTGAGCACGAAAACCTCGGCGTCAGCCAAAGCAATCCCGCGGTTGTAGGCCGCCGACCGATTGAACGATGCATCACCGTTGCGATCGTCGCCGACAACCAGCGTCGGCACGTCGTACCACTCCCACTGTTCGAGCACTCGCGCCAAGTTGGCCGGCCGCAGCGGATCAAGACCCCGGTCACGCCAGGGAATGACAACCGCAACCTTCACACCGTTGTCGAGTCTCATGGTGCGTTCAATTTCTGAACACCTGTCAGGTACTCGTTGATGATCTTGCCGTAGTGCTCACGCCAGAACGTCGCCTGATCATCAGTGACATGTTGAGGCCCGAAACCCAGGTGCGCCACAGTGAATCCGCGCAGGATGCGCCGCGGCAGCAGATTGGCCGACCCCTCGTCACCGAGACGGGACCGCGGGTGCCATTCACGCCCGGCCACCATACGCGGCGAGGGCCTACCTAGGCGGGCGGCAATCTGCCCGAGGGTCCAGGCTGTCATCCCGATGCAGTTGATCGAAAGCCAATCCTCGGTAGGCACCATTTCCACCGGCTCACTGAGCAGCTCGCGCCAGTGCTCGAAGAAGAACTCGTGAGCCGCTATGGCATAGGCGTTGGACATATGCACATCGAGCAGTGGAATGTCCAGTGCGACAAACGCTTTCCAGAGTTCTGGCAGCAGCGGCGTGCAGGCTCCGTTGTTGACCGTCATAGCACTGATCACCGTGCCGGGATGACCCTCGATCGCCGCAGTGAACTCACCGAACCGGTCGGTCTGCGCGAACACCACATCGTCGTCGATCTTGACGAACAGCGTGCCGGAGAACATCGGTGCGGTGTAGTGCTGCCACACCCGATTCATCTGCCACTGGCCGCGTGGACTGGCGAAGTTGTGGCGGACCTGGAAACGGTCGGAACTCGGCAGGCTGCGCAGATACTCCCGGTCGGACATGGTGTTGGCCAGGTTCCAGCCGTGGAAACTCACTTGAGGATTCTCGTCAAGGATGCGCTCGATGAACGGCAGCTGCAGCTCGACATTCTCACGCCGGCCCCAGAATGCGAACATGATGACTGGCAGTCTCATCCGATTCTGATCCCCCATGTCTCACCGCGGTGGCCGACTACTGTCCATCCGATGCCGGACCGCGCGGCGAACTCCCGCCAGGCGCGCTGCTCATGATCCTCACAGCCGAGATAGCCCATCCACTCGTCGAACACGACATAGCAACCAGGCCGCAAGTACGGACCGATGCACTTGAGCGCCATGTCTGTCGACGAATACAGATCGGCGTCGAAGTGCACCAGACCGATGTATCCCTGAGCAGCGAAGTCGAAGCGCGGCAGCGTGTCCTCGAACCAGCCTTCGACCATCGTCGCGTTGTCGATGTCGGGCATCGGAAACGCCAGCGACCCCCGCGGATATTTCGGACGCCAGTTCTCCGGCAGCCCCTGAGCGGAATCGAATCCGACCAACGGCATCTCCTTGGCGATCAGCCGTGCTGAATCACCGGCGCCGACACCGAACTCGACCGCAGTACCGGACGGCTTGAGCGCAAGAATGTGGGACAGAAGTGGTGAGCGGCTACCGTCATCGGGAATCTCTGGCCCGAGACTGTAGTCCTGCACGGAATGTCCTTCCCGATACGGCACGAACCGCGGCCGCGGCTTGTTCCATTGAACCCCATTGGCGCTCAGAAACCCCTTACGCTCACAGCCGCGTGTGGTGGAGCGGCTGACTAACGCCCGCCACAATGCATCCGTTCCCCGCGCGTCGGCATATGGCCAGCTGGTCAAGCTCGCATCGTGAATGCGCCGCTGCCATTCGACGTGTTCGCCGCCCCAGGTACCGAACGCCGGATCCATGCCGCCTACCGCGTCGACGACTTCGCGATGAACGTAAAGCAGGTAACCCTTGGGAAACTCAACAGCATAGTGCTCATCGTCGCCACCGACGATCCGATTGTGTTGCGGGCCTTGCCAAGACAAGTGCGACTCAGAGCTCTGCACATACGGACGCCACCACCAGTCGCGAACCGGATGAACGTCGTCGTCGGACAAGAACAGGTGATCGCACCCGGCATCCATCAGTGCGGCAATTCCACGATTCTTCGTCATCGCCACGCCCATCCGAACGTCGTGGCGAATTGCCATGACGCCAGAAATCTCAGGCACAGGAACATCAGATGCGTCGTCGACGACCACTAGGACGGTTCCCGGCGGTATCCACCGTTGCCACTGGGCGATCGCGCGCTCAAACAGGTTGCGCCGATTGTGAGTGGAGAGGGCAACGCCGAGCGTCATCGAATGGCAGAGTTGCCGAACTTCGCTGTCCGCTGCGTCGAGGATCGAGTGTCATCCCCTGACGAACCGGACGAACCGGACGAACCGGACGAACCGGACGACTGCTTCTTCATCTGCAGAAGCGGCGGCACCGGCACAGGTCCGCGATCGTCATTGCCGGATGCAGTCTGAGCACCGGTCATCGCCTGGGTCCACGATCCGCCGGTAAACCGCTCGGCCTCGCGAATCTCCTCGTTGGTGATCGCGCCGATCTCCCACATGGTCTTGTAGGCCGGCGCGCGCTTGTCCAGCGGCAGGCGGGTGTAGTCGTCGCGGTTCAGCTCGACATCCTGGCCGCGCGGCAACGCCCATTGGCCCAGCGCATCCATCACGGTGCGCGCCTCCGGCCGCAGCATAGAGCGGTCATGGAAGTCGAACAGGTCAGAGATATTGCTGTAGGTCAGGCTGCCCGACGCACCGGCCAGGCCGACCAGGAACGGTGGCACGCCAAGCAGGATCGCGATACGGCTCTCGCTGAACTGTGCAATTTCCAGCAACGCCATATCCTTGGCGTTCATGGTCTTGGCCTGATTCAGCGTTGCGCCAGAGCCAACCACCGCCGGCTGACCCTTGTACTTGGTGCGCGACTCAATCCAGGAGTCCAGAAGGTCGCGGCCTTCCGCTGGGGAAATGCGCCGCTCGACACCGAGCCAGTACAGCGGAACACCGCCGGTCTCAGCGAGGTTGGTGGCGTACTTCTGCAGGATGCCGATCTGCGTCATGCGCGCCCCGGCCACCTCGAGCGGGCCGTGACCATGCGCGTCGTCAGTAGTCGACTTGTAGCGGATATGCAGGATGTCCTCGGTGACGTCCATCGAGCCGAGCTTGTACCGTCGGCCGCCGACGCCCAGCTCTACGTTGACCAGCCACGGCGGAATCACCCGGAATCGGATCGGCCAGCCGTCAGAGCCGTGGGCCATCGGATAGACGAATGCTTCACCGAGCGCCTGGTAGTCCCAGAACAGCTGCTTGGCGAACTCCTGCCATGAGCTATAGATGGTGGGATCGGGATTGTGCATCCACTGAGTCGGTTCGATGATGACGCCGTTACGCAGCCGGTAGACGGGCATCGTCGACAACACGCGAGTGTTGAGATCCAGACACGCCCACGCCAGGTCGATAAGCCTGTTGACCCCGACCTGGGCCTGAAACTGAGTACCCCAATCGGCCGGATAGCCTGACCACGGCGACGGCGTGACGCCCGGCAATGAGCGGGCTTCCGGCAGATTCGCGAACGCCGACAGGTCGATACCGTCGGGATCGCCGGGGTTGTAATTCGCCGGACCGCTCTCATTGGGCGTGATGCCCGCCGTATCGCGACCGGTCAGTCGACTCCAAAACGACACGAGACCACCTCCACTTTGAGCTGCATCTTATCGCTCGGCTGGCTCCAGCTTCGTGCGAATCACTCGCTTGACCGTGGGGTTGACCTCGCCGGCTCCGCGATCGTGGTCGATGATCTGCAGATCAGCAGTGATGCCGCGACCGCCGGAGCGGCGAGTCACCATGATGATCAGGCCGCCACTGCGGAAGTGAATCCGCTCGTTGCCGTTGCCGCGGGTCACCTTGGCAACATCGTCGCCGAACACCATGCGCTGCATTTGCGCGAAACGCTCACGGAGCATGAGCACACTGTCACAGTCGAACAGCACCCGCTCGCCCGCCTTGGCCGCGTCGATCGCGAGCTTCATCGCGCTGTAGCTCTTGCCGGACTGGCGGCCCCCAGAAATCGTCTGTTCCTGAATCATGTTATTTCCCTTCGATATTCAACGCCCGGTACGGCGGCTTCGGACTCCCTACAGCATCGCCGATGTTCGGGCCTTAATCCTCAGGCTCGAACGTCACCGTGAACGCTTGACCCTCTCGCATGACCTCCAACGCTGGACCGTTGACGTTCATGCGAATCACACCCGAGGGTGTGTAGTACGCCCAATCCTTGTTGCGGCCTTCGGCATAATCGGGAACCATCTCGACCTCTGCCGAAGACACCAACTCGCCATTGCGGCCAGCGATATTGGACTGCGGAGTAACCTTGCGGACCTTAAACTTCGCCGTGACGCTCATCTGTTTCACCTCCCTTCATTTCACATCAATACAGGCATCGGCGCCTGCTGCAGACCCCAGCGGTAGAGCGCGCCGGCCGCCGCGACCGCCGGCGACACGTTGGCGGAATAGCCGCGGCGATCGAACACTTCAGCCTCCCCGGTCAACCACGTCCGGGTCTTGGTCATCGCCATCGCGGTGTCGAGCTCGATCTGACCGACGTGACGCACGGTCTCGGCCTTGATCGCCTCCTGCAGCGCGGCATAGGCCGCGGCCATATCGGCGGTGCTCAGCTTGGTGTAGTCAATCCCGGCCTTGACCAGATCAGGCTCCAGCGCGCGCGCGGCACCCGAGGTGATCGACACGTCGATGATGTCTCGCTCGTCGATCAGCTTCTGAACCTTCGGCAGCGCGGTCTGCGTGCCCTTCATTGAGTGCACGAGCAGCAGGTTGACGTCCTCGCCGTCAGCGCTCGTCGTTCCAGCGACCCCGATGGTGGTGAAGCGCCGGTCCGGCGAAACGTCGATCACCAGAGCCGCCGACCGGGGTTGATCCAAGGTGGTGTCGGTCAGCTTCGCCCACTTGACCAGGTCGAACACCGAAATATCGTCGTTGTCCCACAGCCCCAGGGCCTCACGTCGGAAACCGTCATCGTCGAGGCGGCGGCGCAGGCGGCGGATAGAGATGACCGGCGTGCGGTGCGGCACCGAGGGATTGGCCTTCTTCCACTGCTCGACGTCGTCAATATCCTCACAGCCGTCATCGGCGCCGAACTCGATCCACACCATGTCGGCGTCGATGCTCTCCGGGTTCTCGAGCGCGGCCATCGCCTCCTGGCGCATCCGCGTGAAGTTCTCACTGTTGTCGCCGGGCTTCGGCGGGGTGCCAGCATAGATGTGCAGACCCAGCCGGCTGGTGTTCATCGTGGCCAGCATGTCCTGCATGGCGCGCTGACTGAGGATCTGCGCCTCATCGCTCATCAGAACGTCGACACCGGGAATGCCTCGGCCGAAACCTCGCTCGCGAGCACCGAACAGAATGCGCGAGCCGTTGCGGAATCGGACCTCCTCGTCACCGGAGCCGGTGTAAACCCGCTCGATGAACGGCGCAACGCGAGCGCGTTTGGCGTAACCCTGCACCGCCATGAAGGTCTCGGTATTGGTCTTGACGTGATGGCTGGTCCAGATCGCCAGTAGGCCCGGGTAGCGAACACACAACCCGAACATCACACAGGTCAGGGTGTGTGTCTTACCGGTCTGGCGGCAGATGCACAAACCCATCCCGCCGACGGTGTGAGCTAAGGTGCCGTCCTCGCGGTGGGCCAAAGCGAGACCGGCCACCCCCTCCTGCCAGCGGTCCAGCTCAATGCCGAGCTGTTCACGACAGACCGGGCCTACCTCGCGCCAGTACGAGTCGATGATGCCAGCCGGAACGAGCAGCCGCTTGGCTACCTCGGACAGCCGACGATCGCGTGGATCAGACGTCTCTGTCGGGGGTCCAGGCGGCGGAGTCTCCGGCGTCTCCTCCGTCGTCTCCGTTATCGTCACCGGCCTGCTCCTGCTTCTTGCCGCTGCCCTCGACTCGCTGGCGCTCCTCGTGCTCCTTGATCTGTTCCACGATAGTCAGCAATCGTATGGTCAACGGAGACAAGTCGCGCGTCGGACACGTCTCGATCTCCGTGGCGATGCGGTCGCGCAGCGCATACAACAGCTTGAGCTCATCACCTCCCGCGGCCGCGGCCGCGACGCTGTTCTCATCACTCATCGCTTACTCCACCGCCGCTTCCACCGTGCCTTATACAGACCTGCTCTACACGGACAGTTACCGCGACACCGACCACTGCGCTTGTGATGCTTGGTCGCGTGCGGGCAGGTGCACATACCCCGCTGGAATCCGCTCATGGGTCCACCAGTTTCAGTCGCTGAATATTCTCGCGTTCTTTCCGACGCCAGTCAGACTCACTGTCGGTAACCGTTTCGGCGATGAAGCGATCGACCAGCTTCACAGCTTCCGATGCTCCGGCAGAATCGACAAGTCCAGCCCAAATTGCGAAGGCGGTCAACGTGATTCGCAATTCTGAGTAGGTGAAAGTGTCGTCGGCGCTCATCGGAAGAATCCCAACGCCTTGGGTGGTGATGGTCGCCGCTGCCGCGCCCGCGCGAGCACCGCGGCGAGCGGTTTCGTGCCGCGGTGGCGGTTGCAGGGCTCACACGATCCCCGCACGTTGGCCCGCACAAACTTGAGGTCGGGCCGGTACCGCACCGGGATGATGTGATCGCCGGTGGTCGAGACGATGGTGCAAATGCCCGGAATCTGGAGTCGGCAGATCGGCTCCTCGCGCACAACCTGATCCCGCAGCCGTCGCCAGCGCCGGTGGTTCAGCTGTCCCGTAGACCTGCGTTTTCTATAAGGCATTGCGATCAAAAATAGCGCCGTGTCGCTATGCCTGTCAACAACCGACAGTCCTACACTCCCAGTGTGGCAACAGATTGGAAGCAGCGTGTGGCGTGTTCAGGACGCCATGATCTGCCTTGGACGTCTGAGCCGATGCCAGACCAGGCCGACCGCCAGGAGATGGGCGCGATCTGTGCCAGGTGCCCGGTAGTGCAGGAGTGCGCAGCGCGGATCACCGACCGAATTCAGCACGGCCAGATTGTTGGCGGCTTCTACGCCGGCGTGTGGCTGCCGTGGCCGAAACAGTCGGACTCCATCGCCAGCAGCATCGGGCGCCGGCGAGCGCGAGACACACTACGAAAGAAGGCTCTTGACAGCACCTCTCGGCAGGTGTTCGCTGATCAACATCAATGTGTCACAGGCCCTGGTTAGAGTCGACACATGAAAACGGGACAACAACGGGACTTCGCAATGAGCTCTGGCTATGAACTAATCATGCCCTTTTTGCCGGTGCAATCGCGTGGCGGACCGTTCGACGACGGCGCTTATGCGGCCGGGTTTGAGATGGGCAACCTTGATGCACGGCTGGCGATGTACGGTTTTCCCTTTCCGCCAATTGACATCACAATTCATGCCGTCAACCGCGAACAGGCTGACCTCATCGCGATGCGCTACGGCTACACCACCGAGATCGTCAGCACACCAGCGCCAGGATGGATTCACATGAAACTACAACGGACGGCGTCCAACCCAAGTGCGGCGGTCGGACCATGAGCCGCGTTAACCTGGATGACCTGCGCGCTCAGATCGAGCTGCTGCGATTCGTCAAAGACAAGAAGGCCGAGCTCAAGGAAATCGAACAGACTGCCCGCGCCGCGATCGAGGCCGAGCTAGGCGACTGCGACGAAGGCACTCTCGACGGCCATGTCGTCGTGACCTGGAAGTCGCACAAACGCAATGCGCTGGATCAGAAACTACTTCAGACCATGTATCCCGAGGTTTACGAAAACTGCAAGCGCGTCTCCGAGGTGCGCCGATTCGAGATAGTCGACGACGTTGACGATGACCGCGACTGAGGACTTCTTCACCAGCACACCGCCAGCCCCCTCCAAGGACGACAATCCGCTGCGGGCAATGCTCATTGCGATGGTGGAGGAGCGCGATGCGGCCACCCCACGTCACTTGCAGAAGTCGTTGGGGGCCAGCGACATCGGACACCCATGCCTACGCCGGATGGCCTACGGACTGACCCAGGCCGACGAGAGCAATCCGGACTTCGATCCGCTGCCGTCGATCATCGGCACCGCTACTCACACCTGGCTGGGGTCGGCGGCCATGCACGCCAACCTAGTGCTTGGGCGCACGCGATACCTCGCCGAAACCAAGGTTAGAATCGCCGACAACCTGGGCGGCACCGCCGACCTCTACGACTGCGACACCGCCACGGTCATCGACTGGAAAGTACCGGGCAGCAACAGATTCAGGCTCTACAAGAAGGACCCCGGCCCGATGTACCGCGCCCAGGTACACCTCTACGGCCGCGGACTCGAGAACGCCGGCCGCGAGGTCAAGACGGTCGCGATCGCGCTTATCCCCCGCGGCGGCCTACTGCGGTCGATGCACGTCTGGCACGAGGACTACAACCCAGCGATGGCCGACGCGGTGCTCGCGCGACGCGACGCGGTGATGGCGATGCTGGCCAGTTTTGACACGGTCAACAATCCCGAGACCTACAAGTTCTTTCCGATCGAGCCCTATGATTGCGTCTTCTGTCCGTGGTTCAACCCACGGCCTAAAGGTCCACTCCAATGCAAAGGGGATCAGTGATGACAACCATTGATAGCAGTAACGACTATGCCGTGGAGGTGCCAGGACTAGGCTTTGTCACAGGACACTTTCCGATCATTTCAGTGAGGGACGTCAGCACAGAGGCTGCTTATGTGAACGATCACACGGAAGCAAACAATCTCGCCAAAACGGTTGCCGCTGAATACCGTCGGCTTGGCCTATGGGACATCGCCAATACGGTGCGCGTCGTTCAACGCACCGTTACAGTGACACGCGGCGACTGGGAACCGGTCGATCTGGCCCTGAGCACGAAAGAGAGTCAGTAATGCGAACATTCGTGTTGATTCGCGACGAGGACGTCACCGGCGTCAGCGGCACCGGCACCGTGGCCGAGGGCGTCGAGTTCAGCGATGGCCGGGTCGCGCTGCGCTGGATCGTCGGCGAGCACCGCTCCACGGTGACCTGGGACAGCGTCGAGTCGGTCCTTGCGATCCACGGGCACAACGGCGCGACACGCCTGGTCTGGGAGGAAATGATCACGGAATGCCGCGACCGTATGGTCAAGATCGAGAACCAGATAGCCACGATTCAGAACCTCGAATCCCCCAAGCCCACAACTGAATAACCCAACAAGAAAAGGAAAGATCAAGTGACACAACCAAATGCAGTGGCATCGTTCTTCACAGGTGGAGGCAAGGGCATCACCTGGCCCGATCAGCCGCCTAAGACGGTGAGCGGCACCATCACGATGGTGCATCCACCCGAGCCGGTGATGGACCCCAAGACCGGCCAGCCTACCGACAAACAGCAGATCCGGATCGAGCTCGCGACGAACGAGCGCAACCCGGAGATCGAGTTCGACGACGGCTCGCGCACGCTCTACGTCAAGAGCTACATGCGTGGTGCGATCGGCGACGCACTCAAGAAGATCGGCGAGAAGGAACCGAAGATCGGCGGAACGTTGACGGTGACATTCACTCACCTCGAACCGCCGGAGCGACCCGGCCTGTCGCCGAGTAAGCACTTCGAGGCGCAGTACGTTCCACCGGCGGTCACTGGCGACTTCTTCGGCCAGGGCAGCAATGGGACGGTAGCACCCCAGGCGGTTCCACAACAGCAGTACGTGCCACCGCAACAGCCGGTGCAACAGCCAGTGCAACAGCCGGTGCAACAGCCAGTGCAACAGCCGGTGCAACAGCCAGTACCTCAGTACGCCGCACCGCAGCCGGCTCAAGCTCCACAACAACCGGGTCCGGCAAAACCGCCACAGATCAGCGATGCCGCATGGGCAGCGATGGACCCGGCGACTCGGGCGACTGTTGCCAGCGCGGTCGGCGGTCCGCCCTTCTGACCTGGTAGGTCCAGCACCGGGGGGCGGTTTAGCCACAGCCGCCCTCCGGTGTTCAGAACCTGAACACCCACGAAGGAACCTGAACACCCACGAAGGAGTTTCATGCAATGAGGACCTACAACGAAATCGAAGCCACAGCCCGCGACGAGCGCCCATTCTCCAACGGCACCGAGTGGGAGATCTGGGCGGCCAACTGGTGCTGGGCGCCGTGCAGGAATCCGGTCGAGGCCCACTGGCAGGACTTCGAAGACGGCAAGGTCTCCGAACAGCTGCCGGGATTCGAGGGCGGCTGCCCGCTGATCCTGTGCGCGATGATGGGCAAGACCCCGACCGAATGGCTGGAACAACCACCCGGCAGCCCAGACCGGTTCCACTGCATCGAGTTCCGCGACGAAGACGAGGGTGGCAGCGGCGAGCCGCAGCCGATCCCCGACGACCCCAACCAGTTTGAGCTATTCCCCCGGCCTGAGCCACAGACGCGGATGCTCAAGCCGGAGCGTATCGCGGAGCTGTTCGACGTACCGAAAGAGCTGGTGGACGTATGACCAACCCAACCAGACGCGGCATCGTGGTGGCCCTGGTGGCCATGGCAATATCGGGGTGCGGTGCCGCCACCCACGACCCCATGGACGACGCCCGCACGTGGTGCCACGATCGGGGCGGCTACATCGCCAACACCGGCTGGTACGAATGGAGCTGCGTTATTAACAGCACGCCGGTGCCCCTCCCTAGCCCAAGGGACCACTGATGACCAAGTACGCCGCCGACACATCGGTCTCGGTAGAGAAGTCCCGCGCCGAGATCGAGCGCACGCTAAAGCGTTGGGGCGCAGAGCAGTTCATGTACGGGTGGAACCAACAGGGCGCAGTTGTCGGGTTCGTGATGAACAACCGTCAACTGCGATTCACCCTGGCGATGCCCGACCGCAACGCCAAGGAGTTCTGGTACACACCCTCACAGGGGATCAAGCGCACCCAAGCGCAGGCCAACGCACAGTGGGAGCAAGCATGCCGGCAGCGGTGGCGTGCGTTGAACCTGATAATCAAGGCAAAGCTGGAAGCCGTCGAGTCGGGCATCTGCACGTTCGACGACGAGTTCCTGGCACAGATCATGCTGCCCAACGGGCGTACGGTCAGCGAGCAGATATGCGACGACATCGCAATCGCGTACGAGACCAACGAAATGCCTGCACTGCTACCAAAGTTCAGAAAGGCTATTGAGAAATGAAGTCGAAGGTCTGGACCAATGGCTCCGAAGTTGTGGCGGAACTGTGCCTAGATCCGCTAGGACTCCGCACCCTGGTGTTCAGAATGGATAACACGATCGCCGACGAACTCGGCCGAGCGTTGGTCGACGCTGCCAAGGAGGCTCGCGACTAATGGAGTGCCGGTACCCGAACAAGCGCCAGTACGACAGCGAGGGCGATGCCCGCGACGGAGCCGAGGAAATCCGGCAGCGGGTCCTCGGCCGCGGCCAACGATTCGTTCCGCTCTATCCGTACCTATGCCCGGAAGCTGACCACTGGCATCTGTCGAGCGCGCGGCTAGGTCGCGCGACATGCCCGACGTGTGAGGTTCCAGATCTGCCGTCGTGGTTCGACAATCAGCGACAGGAGTGGGTGATCTACGCCCATGGCGAGTGCCCGATCCAGTCGGGGGTGAAAGCGGTGGCCAATGCCTGATCAGAGAGTGAGCAAGAAACTCCAGGTGACCTTCGATGATGGGCTGCCGATGGGGACGTGCGCCAGATTCAAGCACGACGGCGAAATCTGGATCGCATATCCGGCCAGGAAGAACGCCCGGATTCAGGCGGTTATGGACCGATTGCTTGGGATTTACGGAGCAATGACCGAGAACATCGTCCGATGTATCAACAATTACCCCGAAGACCCCGCGGTGCTGGAATTGGCAACTGCATGTCTCGGTTCGGTGGACCGCGCCCGGCAATTGTGGTGGGACCTGTCCGTTGAGAAGACCAGGGCGGTGACATCGTGAGTTTCGAAATCGTTACCGGCGAGGACGGACAGCAGTATTACCAATTCGAGGGACAGGTGTTCGTGCCATCCTCACCCGACGCTCAGTTTGTTATCCAGCAGGGGGCAAATACTGCGGCGTACACCCTCGACCAACTGCGGGCGCTTCAGTGGCCGCGCAATCCGCTCCTGCCAACCGACCTGACGATGACCGCCAAGACCTGGCTACCTGGCGACCCAGGGCCGGGCGATAAGCGTTCAGAACCTGAACACCCCACCGGACGATTTGAGAACCTCGACTGGGAGGCGGGCTCGTGAACTACGCATCACACCTGACGGGCCGAACCGACGCGGCCGCATGGCTGGAAGCACTCGTCCCGTTCGCGCTCGTGCTAGCGCTGATCATTCTCACCGCCGTCGGCACGGGCATGGCTCTCGGCGAGATTCTAGGGAGACGCAAATGAGCACACACGCAGACATCGCCAGCTCAATGATGGCCACCCTGCCGCCGGGCGTGTTCGGCCGCGCCGCTCGCGATGCCATTCTGTACGCCGACTACACCCTGCTCGAGCGGATGCTGCCCGGCGTGGAGTTCTCCGTGCGGCCGCTGGAGACCGACCGCTGGGAACTGGCGGGCAAGTGCGCCGACGGTTCGTTCGTCATCTGGACGGTCGCGCACATCTGGACGGTAGGCGGATGACCACCTCAGACTGGAAGCCTGCGCAAGGCACCTGTCCGACGTGCCGAGGGCCTGTTGAATACTGCGTCATCGAGAGCTCTGACGGCGCATTCGAGGACACCCATTACCGGTGCATCAACCCCGATTGCGGGGATAGATGGTGGGTTGACGGACCGGACGCATAGGGGGCGAGCATGTACTTCCGGCGAGAGCTCGACTTCGACGACCTGATCGAAACCATCGACAAGCTCACCGACGAACAGATCGACGAAGTCGTCGATTGGCAGATGACTGATAGCCCGGCGGCCAAAACCGAGGGGATCAAATCGGGCCGACAGGCAGTCGAAATAGGCCAGCGTCTCGCCAATAGCGCGATTCAGTACGGCGGCCAGCTCGCCGGTATCGCGGCAGCCGGTCTGGCAGATGGCCTGAGGCCACCATCACCTCCACGTGATCCACCGTCTCGCTATGAGATACCGGTGCCCGGCCACCAGCGAGTGGTGATCCCGCAGCTGCCCGACTTCATCAATCCAGTCGACCGATTCGCCCCACTGTCGGCATACCGCACGATCGAAATCGACATACGGACACTGGACGACCCTGTGCGCGACCTCCTACGCATCGCCATGGACTGGTACGTCTCAGACGGCGGACCTCGGCGCGGCATAACCTTCGCACTGTCTCGCATGGTGCTTATGGACGCACGTCCTGGCATCGAACTGTTCCGCGAGCCCGACATCGTCGAGGGCCGGGATCTGGTGATAAGGCTCGGCGACCGCCGCGTCCACGCATTCCTGGAGTCGAGGTGATCCGCTACAGCACCTGCCGAACGTGCGGCAACCTACTCTGGATCGAGGCCGAGAGCCAGGACGTCCACCGGTTCTGTAACCCGCAACCGCCGCCGGCGGCGCCGTCGATGCTGACCGCCGCGCTCTGGTACGCCAGCATCGGATGGCCGGTGTTCCCGCTATTGACCGAGGGTGAGATCGTCCCGTCAACCGGCGAACCGAGCACCGGAAAGCAGCCCGCGACCACACACGGATTCAAGGACGCAACCACTGATCTCGCCGCGGTGACACAGTGGTGGGCAACTGCACCGAATCGCAACATCGGCCTGCCAACCGGAGTACGGTTTGACGTCATCGACATCGACGTCCCCGAGGGCCTGCCCACGTTGGAACGCTTGTCGGCTGAACGGGACCGCGCCGTGCACGGCTGGGTAGACACGCCCAGCGGAGGCGTCCATCTCTACATCACGCCGACAGGCGCACCCAACAGAGGCAAGCGCAGATTCTGGCCTGGCGTGGACTTCCGCGGCGCTGGCGGCTACGTCGTCGCACCGCCGTCGATGACCAGCACTGGCACCTGGCGCTGGCGCGACCGACCGTCGCCACTGGTCGTCGGTACCGACGGTGTCGAACCGCTGTTCACCAAATTCGCCGCACAAGTTGAGTGGATCACCCGCAACGAACCGACCGCCGATCAGCTGACGAAGTTCGACGCGCTGCGCCACCAGCTTGGGCACTTCGAGGATCAGGGGTTGATGAGTGCGCAATCCCAATGACTGGTCGGATTGGGTTGAGGGTCCTCCGAAGACCGACGCAGGATCGAACGGCGGCGGACCGCCGCCCGCTCCACCGACAGTCATCAACGGCGGACCGCTGGACTGGTCACGTGATCGCGCGTACGCCTTAGCCGGACTCCAACGAGAGGCCACCG